AAATCAAACCAAACGGGGGAATCGTTTTACCTGTTTTGTTTTGAAACGCGAAACCCCCTTGTTCATCAAATCCATTAGGGGCGATAGACGCGCTCGTAACCGAGCCGGCCGCGACCATCTTTTTAAGTTTTATCGCCGTCTCTCGGTCGTTAAATCCGTAAACAGGCATTTAATCGTTTACCCCTTGAACGTAGATTTCGACCGCGGCCGTATTAGCCCTGGCGTATAGGCTTGTTCCGTTCATTTTGAAAACCATCGACGACCCCGCGGGTAATCGCATCCCGTAAACCCCGGTTGAAAACCCAAATTCAACATAATTTGTGTCGTCCAGGTTTGTTATATAAGTCCAACCGGGCGTTACATCGCCAAACGAAATGGTTTCTTCGCTGGTTCCCACATTAACCCCGCCAGGGGCGGGCGCGATGGGGGCGGCTTGGTCGTAGCTTTTCGTCGAAGAAATCGCGGGAACTAATAAGCTGCCATTTGAAACCTGAATTCCCGTCGTGACTTTTATTTCATCCGCCATTATTCAAACCCTTAAAATAAGTTCATTCCGCTAAACGCTTTTGATTCGTAAATCTTAACTTCTAAAAAATGTATCGCTTCGTCCCCGGTTCGCTTGGTTCCATTCTCATTAATAAAAATCGGGGCGGTAACCCGCTTTCCGCCTTCTTGAGCTGGAACCGGTTTCGCGGTGCTACTTGCCGAAAGTTTAACTAATGTCCCTTTTTGCGGTCCCCGCCAATACCAAGCCTTTTCATTTGTTGTATTGATTGGACGACGCGCTGCAATGTTTACCGTGACGTTATAATAAAGCTGGTTTTCAAACTTTGCTTGGGTCGCGGAAATTCCAGTAACGCGAAGGGTTCCCGCGGGAAATGTCAAAAAGGTATCGCTATTTACGGAGTTTATAAATTCATAAAAAGCCGATGGGGAATAGCTCAAAAACGCTTTGCTTATCGCTATCCCCTGATCGGCGAAGTCTTTTTTAACTGAAAACGACTCCCCATTTACGGTTTGAATTGCGTCCCCGTCCGCGTCTATTTCGGTGTCGCCAGTTTCGTTAATGGTCGAAAAACTAATTATCGCGGGTTCGTTCCAAGGGTAAATTTGCTGGTCGGGGTCGTCGCTATTACTTTTTGGGGTCGCATAGTTTAGGGTCGCTTTATAAACGATTGCCGTTTCTTTGGTGACGCTTTTACTTTTTAAGGTATAAGCCAAACCAAGTCGGGGATGAATCGAACCCAATGGGGGAAGAACCGCGTTAAAAGACGCTTCGTTATCCTTCGCGGCATCGTCGGAAACCCCTTGCATAATTCGAATCGCGGTCGCAGAAACCAAGCCTTCGTCGTCCAGGTTCGAATTCTGATTGTTTCCAAATGTTTCGTTTATCTCGAAAGCCATATTAAACCCCTTCGGTTGCGGCCCCTTCTCTTGGATTCTTTACGAAAACCGATAAAGCGTTACTAATCGAAGCCCCTTCCCCGACCGCCCCAGTAAAGATTCCGCTTAACACATTTATCCCTTCCTTTACTTCGTCGATTCCCTTACTGATTTGTTCCGTGTTCTTAGCGGTTTGTTCTTCGGGCGGGGATTTAATCGACTTCCCAGTTTGTAAGAATCGGTTTCCTTCGCCTTCCAATTTTCCGACGAACCCTGGCCCCAAATCTATTTTGTCGATTTCCTTACCTAATCCTTTAAGAAGTCCTGGAAATAAATCGTCTTTCTTTTCGAACCGTTGTTTTCTTTTCTCTTTGTCCGACTCCGCTTTTTTTCGTTCGGCTTCGGCTTCTTTTTTCTTTTTTTCTAATAGTTGCGTTTCTTTTTTTTGCTTTTCTTCTTCGGCTTTCTTCTCGGCTTTATATTGTTCTTCCATTCCTTTTTTCATATCGGCCCAAAAATCTTGGCCGGATTTTCTTAATTTTTCATTGTTGCTTCTTTCGTCTTGTTGTTTTTGATTTAATAATTCTTCTTCGCGGGCCGCTAATTCTTCCATCCGTTTTTGCCTTCGGTCGATTCGTTCGCGTTCCGCTCTGCGAATGTCGCCGGTGTCAAACATCATTTGAACGACGCTTTCCCCTTCGAAAGCATCCCCTTTAGGATCAAACAAGCCGCGGCCTAGTTTTTCTCGCGATTCCAAATTGGCACGCGCTAAACCTGCTTGTTCTTTTCTTAATTCCAAAAGCTCTTTTTCTCTTTGTTCGGTTCTTTCTGCAAATGATAGTTGCTGCCTTTGATAGTCTATTTCGTCTTGCCGTCTTGATTCTCGCCCCTGGCGTTTCTTTTCGAAAACGTCCATTTCTTTTTTTAATCGTTCCAATTCTTCTTTGAAAAATTTAGTTCGATTAATCAAATCATCTAAAACCATCCCCAATTGGAAGCCCATCCCGACGGCCATTGCCAAACCCGCGGCTTTTACTAAAGCTAACGCTTTGGCGTTTCCTTCGGCCGCCGAAGTCATTTCCTCTAATCGCGTAGACATCCCCGCGACTCCGGAAAATACCGAAGTAAAAGGTAAATTAAAACTTCCCGCCAATTGTCCGAAAGCCTCCGAACCTACTTTGGCAGTTTTCCCGGTTTCCTTCATTCCTTCAGAAACCTTTTTAAGTTTCATCGACGCTTTATCTTCGGCCGTTAAAACTATGTCGACGCTTGTTTTTGTACTTGCCATTTTTTCAATCTTCGAAACTAGGTCGTAAAATGGATTCTTGCGAATCTAAAAACCTGGCGGCCCGAATAAACCAAGAATCTTGATCTAAAACCCCGCCTTCTATCGGAAGCAAACCTTTCTTAAAACAAGCCGCCATTTCGACCAAATCCAAATATCCCGATTCAATGTCTTTTTGTGGACAATGTTTAATTTCAAATCGGCCGCTAAACCCGCAAGATTCGCAACCGGTTTCCTCACATTGTGGACAAACGACCAAAGCCGGTTCTAATTCGCTTGGGCAATCGCGGCAAATGTTCGGCGAACAATTACCGCAAAGTTTCCCCGTCCGAATTAATGCTATTAATCGAATTTTTTTTTATCCTCATTCGAAAGAAAGTTTCCGCCCAAAATTTTGACCGCCAATTGCCGCCCTTCGGTAAAGCTCAAAACGTCCCAAAGTTTATCGGGTTCGTAATTCCCAAAATCTCCCATATTGGCCCAACCAATAACCAGGTCGGCCAAAACTCTAAACAATCGTTCGAACATATCGCCATCGGTCGTATCGGTTGCGGTTTCCCAAATCGAATCGTAAGCGTCCGAAAGTTTTTTGGTTTCCCGCATTGAAAGCGACCGAACGAAAAACGCGGGCGGGGCGTCTTTCTCTTGATCGGTATCCAATACAACAACATTTTTAGAACCTGGTTCTAAAGATAAAGGCATAACAAAACCCCCGTTTCGAAATTAAAAAGCTATTGAAAAATCGTCGGCGTTTAATTGGAAGGAAATCGTATCGACTTGATTTCCGCCTCGGTCGCCGGGCTGAATGTTTGTAATCTGATAATTCGAAGAAGAAAAAACAACGGTGTCGGTTCCGTCGGTGATTGAATAACTTAACGCTTCTTCGGTTCGGCTTGTCCAATTTCCGAAATTGTCTTGGGTCGCTACCAAAGACGATTCGGGGTTTAACGTCCCCGTCGGCAATCTATCGGAAACCATCGCGGACAAATAACCGGAAGCATCCGCGGGGCTTTGACATTCGCGAAGAATAACAGAATTACCCGCGTCGATTTCTAGGTTTTCGATGCACGGAGTCCACGAACCGCCAATGGTAAAAGTAGCGTTCGCGGCCCGTAATGGTAATTCGGTCGGATAAGTCGGGGCCAAAATTGCGGCATCTGAAACCGCCATAAAAACGCCCGTAAACGTCCATTCAATCATCGCGGCCCGTCCTGTCGGAAACATTACCTTAAAGCTCCCCGCACATCCTCGCGCCCGCTCTAATCGGCCATCTTTGTAAACGCCAATCGTCGCAGTTTTAACGCCGTTCGTCCCAGGGGCCGAAGCGACGGGGGAGAATGTCGAACCCGTCTTAACCCAACCGCAAGCGGGAAAGAAAACATCCGCCCAACCGGGAACCCCTCCGGCTCCGTCTCCGGTTAATTCGGTTTTGAATGTAATCGACGCCCCGTAACCTTCGGGGGTCGCTTCCAGGTTCCCAAATCCGCCTTGTTGCGTTCGGGGCGTCATCGCAATATTTGGGGTAATTTCGGCATCGAAAACATTATAAGCCGCGTCGGTTGCGTCTAAGGTTTCGGCGGTTCCGACCGTTGTTTCAATGGCCGCGGCCAAAACTCGTTTTCGTGTTAATAACATTTCTTTTTATCTCCGATTGTAAGGATTGTTTTCGTCGGTTCTAAAAATTACTTCTAATAAAATGTTTTGAGTCGCGTATCCGTCTAAAACATTTTTTTCCATCCCGGTAATTTTCGAATCTATCGCTTCCCCGCCCCATTGATACCAGGCGGTCGGGGTCGTCATTGTTTTAATTGCTCCCGCTGCGAAGTCGGACAAAACCGAATCCAAGGCTTCGGAACTGGTTTCGGTTTGTCTTGCAATACAAACGATTTGGTAAGGAATCGTAAACGCTTGGGCGGGCGGGTTTCCGTGACAAGAATAATCTTCGTTTGTGGTCGGGTCTTGTTGAACAATTACGACCTGTTTATTTGCTGGCGAAAAATCCGATAACATTTCGGTTCGTATTACTTGAACCTGGTTATCGAAATCGAACAATCGGTTTTTGATTGCTTCGGTTATTTTTTCAATTACGGGGAAACTCATTTAGCGACCCCTTGTTTTTTCGCTTCCTTATATTGAAGGAATTTAATTCTTTCTTCCATTTGCGTAATTAGCTGGAACTTGATTTTTAGCGGTGTCTTTTCCATTAACCCAGAAGAACCCGCAAACAAAACTGCCGGGGAAACCCCTTTAGGAAACACTAAAGGAACCCGTTTCTTTGTGGCCCGTCTTGCAATTAAATTTTTCTTTTTGTAATCAAATCCCGAAGGAATTCGTTTCCTTCCTTCGTCTCTTAACATCCGATAAGTAACGCCCTTTTTCGTAAATGAAGGCTTAAACAAACTAAGCGAAGGGCGGTTTTTTCTTTTGAGTTTAATAACTGCTTTCAAATGGTCTTTGCTTGCTTTGTTTCTTTGAATCAACCTGGCAATATCTCCCGCCTTAAATCCGGAAGCGTAGAGTTTTTGCAATTCCTGTTTAATCCCTTTGGGTTGTTTTGTGCTGGATGCTACTTTGGTCGCGGTCTTATTCAAAACCGCCGACATTTCATTTGGTAATTTCTTTCCGATTTCTTCGACATACTTTGCCAATTTTGCGAAACCGTCTTTGGTATCGTTTGCGGTTACCGCGTTTACGTTTATTTCCATCGAATTACCTTAAACGAATAACGCAAGTTCCGCCCGTATCATCTTCCAAAACCGCGACCGACATTCGAACGGGCGGTTTCCCGTTTCTCTTTGAAACCAAAACCGAATCCCCGCCGACATCAATTTCAGTCGACGAAATCCCCGAATCTTCGCAATTATAAACGCTAATTACTATTTCTTCGGTAATCGCATATTCGACCGCTTCAATCGCGGTCGGCGGGTCTCGATTTACAATTGCCGCGACGGTTCTTTGGGTTCCGTCATACTTGCAATAGGTAACGCACTCCCCGAATTGATTAATCAAAACGGGGAATCCGTTATTCTTAAAAAGTCTATCAAAGATAGTCATTTTTTTAGGTCGTGATATTGCTTAGCAAATGGCCCGCAGCGGGATACAAAACCACTTCGTCGACATCATGGCGAACGCGGTAAATATCAGAACGAACGGCTTCGTCCCGATATTGTTCAACCGTTCCGCCGATGCTCGAACCGTCGGCCGACCAATGGAAGGTCCGACCCAAACACGGTTCGCGGAAGTCGGCCCCGGTTGCAATCTTGGCGACCATCGCATATTCGCCCGACCAGATTTGTGCAGGGCTTGCGGTTTGGCCTTCGGCCGCTGAATTCTTAGAAGAACCGGCGACAATGATATAATCCAGGTCGAAAATTTCGGCCAGGATTTGTTCATTAACCAAGCCCGCGGCGTTCGCTTTACCGGCTCCGCTTGCGGCGATTCGGTCTTTAACCTGGTCAGTATTGCGAATGTTTCGCATTACTTTCTTATTGACAATCAAAGCATTTGCCCAAAGTCCGGAAGCGTCGTAAATGTTTTGAACGGCCGCTTCGACATCCGTAATCGGGGTCGCGTTTGTTAGGTCGTCCCATTCATTCGTTACGCCAGTGGTATAACTAGCGAAGGTCGTCGGATTATAAACCGCGTCCGCTACTCGTTGTTCGGCATTACGCAAAACCGCGGAATGAGCGCGAAGCGAAGCGATAACTTCAGCGTCGAAGTATTCCGCATACATTTGGGCTTCGCGGTCGTCTACGGGTTCTTCGGCCCCGTGTTCTAGGCAAGTGTAAGTCGCAGGTTCGAAAGTAAAATTCCCGCGGGCGTAACCGCTACCAGGAGCGCGTTTTGTGTCGCGCTGTTGTAGCAATTGGGCCAAAGGAATTTTTCCGAAGTTCCCCGATTGGGAAGCGACTTCGACAACAGGGAAAACACGATGGGAAACAAACCCTTGGGCGTCCATCGCCAAATCGAATTCCATAAAGGATTCGGCAATGTCCGGTCGAAGGGTACTTAATGAACTGGATGGGTTCGGCATTTTATTAACTCCTTAAATTTTGTTTTAGCTGTTAGCAGTAATTCCGCCGACGACGGGCATTACCTCGATAACATCGTTATCCGCGGTCGCGGCTTCCAAAGCGATTCCGACCAGGTAGCTAGTAGCTTGGGCGGTATCTTGAACTTTTCCGCTGGCTTCGGAATAAACCAAAACGCCCGCGTTCAATGCTTCGCTTGCAATCATTTTCATCGTGCCGGCTTTGCTGAAAAGCGCGACGTTGATTACATCGCCGGAAGCAAATGCTTCGGTCATACAAACGCCGATCCCGCGGTCGGCCAAACCCGCTTGGGTAACCTTTCCGTCGGAATCGAGTTTAACTCGTTCGTAAAGACCAATCGCAGCGTCGGCGGTTGCTGCAAAATATCCGGTGTCGTTAAATTGTGACATTTTCGAAATTCCTTTCTTAGTTGATTTCGGCTAAATAAGCGGCCCGCAAACCAGGGTTTCGACGATTCGCAAAGCGAACCGCGTCGGCTCGGCTTCGACCCTTGTTTAATTCTTTTTCAATCGCGTTTTGCCATTGCTCCGCGGCGGTTGCTTGGGGGCGTCCGCTTGCGTTCGCAACCGGGGAATTCCCCGATTTGGCTTTAATAACGATTTGCTTTTCTTCTTCTTCTTCTTCCATTGCTTCCACTTCGTAACCCGCGGAAACTTCTTCTTTTTCTTCTTCCATTGCTGAAAGTTTGGCTTCGGCTTCTTTCAACATAGCTTTAAGCTCTTTATTTTCTTCTTCCAGGGCTTCGGCTAAGTCGGCTTTTTCTTCCATCGCCTTCATTTTTTCGGCTTCGGCTTCTTCGACCGTCGCTTCGGTTTCCAGCATAGCGACGATAAAATCTTTATCGCTGCTAATTGCTTTTAACTCTTGATAGGTCGCGGCTTTTGGTGTCGCCATTTTTTCT